AGACTGCTGTGCGGGCCACGGTTGGCGTAATCGCTTTCTTCCGAGACAGGTCGCCACAATCCGACCGCCAGACCGGGTATCGACGAATCCGCGCTTTGCGAGACTGCGGATGGTAGAGCCACTCAGATCGGTATTCCAAAGCGGAACGCCGCCCCGTCCTCCTCCTGCAATTGATTGCAGAACTACCAACTGGTGGCGCGTCATCCATGCGCCGTGATCCTTCGCCGGTTTTCTTTTCCGGGCCGGGTTACTTTTCCCTTTGCCACCGATCCTTTCCCGCAGCGCGAAAAACATTCCGCCACTTCCTATCATCATGGCAGCGAGCACAATTCCAAAAAAAGTAAATTTATCCATGCCTACTCCTCGAAAAAACCCGGCACTCCGGATTGAACTTGCGGAACAGTCGGGCGAGTGCCAGCCCGAAAGTGCGCCAGGAAACGATTGAGTTCTGCATACAGAAAATTCGAATATATTTTATCGATCGGCACCCGGACGATGGCAATGCGATTCGCAAGTATCGGGTAGTCCGGACAGTAGGAAACGTAATCGGCCTGATCGTAGCCGGCGCACATTGCCTGACAGTAAACCTGGTCTTTGTCTTCCGGCAGCATTCCGACCTTTAGTGCGTATTCGTGCTTTGCGTGATCAACCCGAACCTTGCCCTCTCCGGATCGATCTTTCAGCAGCCAATCCGGACTGCACCCGAACTCATCAATGGTCGGATGCACGACAAAGCCAGGACGGTCGATTTTTATTTTGTACCCATATTCCTGCTGCCGCATTATTTCATACCGGGCGATAAGCCAATCCTCGCGCTCTTTGCCAAGTCGAATCGATGCGGGAGTTTTATAGCCGAAGCCCTCCATATACTTGTCGAGCGCCGCTTCCCGTTGCTCGACTTCCCATTGCATGATGTTCAACAATCCAGTTTGTGCCGCCAGGGTTCCATGAGCGACAGTTTTAAGCCGCGTTGACGTAACCCGCCCAAGCCGTAGCCCGAACCACTCACGGCTTTGCTGCCCGACGTAATGCCTCATACCGGCAACACCAGTCGAACGGCCTCGTCAAAGCACTTTTCAGGAAGCAACGACAACGACACGATGCCGAATGCCCGACAAACGGTTTCGGTTGCAATGCTGTGTTCCGAACAAAGGTCGGTAAGTTGGCTGGTCTGCCGTGAGCTGATAATTCGAACGGCCTCGCCTTCGAACGTCACAGGCTCGATCACATCGAGAACCTCCATTGCTCTCTGCATCTTGCCTTCGGTGTCGTGGGGCCAGTGTTTCCATGCTCTGCGGATCACGGCCTTTTTCTGCATTTCACCCCGGAACCTTGACCGCCAAACTGCGCCGCCCGGTTTCTTGCCAGGGCGTGATTTAGTCGCGGCTTCCTCGACCGCTTCAAGGTCTTCGCGATCCATCACTTCGGTGTGCTGCTTTCCATTCCTGAAGCTGGCTATGCAGTAAGCGTGAGTAACCTCGCCACGATCCTTTCGTGCTTCCTCGTGCATTATGTACCGACCATCCGGACCTGATCCGACGCTAAAAACCGGATCATTCTCGCAAACGAGCGCCGCCTGTATCGCGATCACCACGCCTGTTCCATAGGCCATCTGCTCCATGCCGCGATAGCCGATGCAGAGCGTCGCCTTGTCCTTGTAAGGGATTAGGTACAACAACGACTGCGACGGTGCCAGAGTCAATCCTGTGTACGCCACATCGAGCAAGGCATTGTGAATCGACTGCGGTGTACACCTCCGCAGGTCCTCGCTGCCCTGAATGATCTGCAACGCGAAATTCCGCTGTGCGGCAAACTTCAACGTCTTGTCGGGTCGGCCCGCATTGAATCTCGCGCTCAATGATCGGTCGGTCAGGATTTCTTTGTATTCAGCCAATGCGTGTGTGGTCATAGGTTTTTATCCTGTTCGCTGCATTTCGGTTGTCGCCCGATAAATTCATTAATCTGTTGCACAAGTTCTGAAATTACAATCCTTGCCGTATCTGGCAAATCACCAAAAGCGATCAGCCCCTGCAATGCGCCATTTACGAATGCCAGCATTCCGAACGGTTCTTTATCGCCGTGAGAGGCAACGATAGAAATTGCCTGCTGTCGTGGTTGTTTCATATCCTGCTCTCTGCTTTTTTCTCTTTGTAGATTTCCTCCCGATCAATCAGGAATGTCTTGTTTGCATAAAAACCAAGCCGCACATGGTGGGCTTTGATATTTCGAATTTCGATTGTGAATTTTTCACCAGACGATTCGTGCGTAACGATTATTCGTTGTCCTTCTGTTCTGGTAAGACTCAGCATTTTTGCTCCTATAAAAATCCGGAGCCAGGTTTCCCCGACCCCGGCCTTCAGGTTATGTCGCTATGGGAACCGGAACTGGCTCGCACATCCGCATCCAACTGGCATCGGTGATGTCGATCAGCCTGGAGCCAATCACTTCAAGGTCTGATGCCCTATCGTAATCGACCACTTCACTGTTAGCGACCTTTGTTACCGCATTGACTACTCCCCACCTCGAATAGTCCCGGTCTTCGATCAGGTTCCTGAGCACTTCGTCCGACTCGGTTTGATTGAGTCCATGATCTTTCGCAAGCAATTCGATTGCCGGAATCGGGTATTTGATTCCGTCGCCCTCTCGCAAGCTTCTGAGTTTGTCGCCCATCTGGTTCACGAACTCAGGTGTTGCAATTGCGTGTATGACGTCATTCACCTGGCTGAGAATCGTTTCGTCCTCAGGTTTCTTGCTCTTGTCCGACAAAATTTCGAAGCCTTCGCCCTCGATCAATGCTCCGCCGAGGTGACCGCGCTTGTATTCGAAGGCATCGGTTTTCCCGAACACGCAACCGTTGTAGCAGAAACTGCGATAAAAGAACGCCGATATCGACACTGAACCTGAGCCAATCTCCGAGTTGCGGAGACAGAAGCCCGGCTGAATAATGTCCGGTGTTCCATCGCGAGTTTTACCAATTTCCTGTTTCATTTCCTCGCCGGTCAAAAGCACTTTGACGTAGAGGTTGCGGTCGGTCACTTGCGAACTGAGCAAGGTTGTTTCCAGATTGCCCCTGACGATAGCGGGCAACGCGGCTCCGAGCACCTGGTCATTGTCGATTCTCTTGTACCAATTCGACAGAAATGCTCTCAGTTTATTGTCCATCGTTCGCAACAGGCGAGTTCCCGGCTCACGTTCGAATAACTTGTTGACCGCATCCATGACGATATCGGTGTGGTCCTCAAGCATCCGGGCATAAAACTTCCACGGAATTTGCAGCAGACCCGCTATCTGTCGGTGAGCGTGTTCCGTTATCTCTAATCGTTCGAGACAGGCAAGCCCGGTAACCGGGTAATTTTCGGCAACTTCCGATTCCTGCCCGTTCTGCAAAACGACAGCCACGTTACCTGGGAATCCGGGCATCGGCACCATTCGAACATCGTTCCTGGTCGATGCGACGTAATCCTTTTTCGCGTGTGACTGGCGCTGCACTTCCGTAAGCAGTGCTTCGATTGTCATTCCACTTTTCATTATTTCTACGCCTGTTCAGGCATCGGAACTGATACCAGCGAGCGCCCTGTCACGACGCTCAAGTTATCAACTACATTCAGTCGCCTCGTAAGCATCCGATGCAATTATTATCGGCTCAAGTCCGTTTGCGATTCGATTGGGACTGGCCCGCGCTATGCAACCGCGGCAAACGGCGTGTCGAACTCCATCGATACGAACGCCAGGCACCGTGTTGGGGTTGTAAGTCATCATTGCCCCACAAATGCAATTACCGATCACGAACATATAACCCATTTCATTTACTCCCTGTTGATGTTTTTTGTGCTCTCTGCACGGCTTCGATCACCTCCGATGAAAGGAGGCCAGCAGCAACATTCTTATCAAGGTTCCAGTCTTCAAGGTCTTCGATGGTCTCGACGATTACATCGTCAACGATAATTTCTAGTCTAATTTCCATTTCGTGTACTCCGTGTTAGGGTAGCCGCAGCCGCTTCGATTGATTTTTCTGCATCGATCAGATGATCGTGCGTTCTGCGAACTGCAGGAAACGGCACATTGATCGTGTCGAAAACATGGTCGCGGATTTCTGCAATCACGATACGTACCTTGCGCAATTCTTTCACGAGGTCGCAAACCTCGACTGCATGTTTGACTCTATCCTGTGATGCACTCATATCGTGTACTCCTATTGACGATCAGTCACCAATGATAGTTACGCTCCACTTCGGGTCGCGGCAGAACTTGTTGGCCTCGGCTTCGGTAAGAGTGCTGTGAATTTTCGGCTTGATGGCATTCACTAGGCCCAGCACCTGGTACTGCCATTTATTTTCCTCGATCTGGTCTTGCTTCAAAGTTAGCTTTTTCATTGTCGTACTCCTGTTTGAGACATTTCGGGCGAGTGCCCTCAGTTGAAATAATACTCCGCCGACGACAGAACGGCTAGCAACTGTCCAGTTTTTCAGCGGTTATTTTCCCCGTTCCACAGGGCCGCTGGCAGACAACGGATACAGCGGTCTAGTCGATGAGCTGGACGACCTGGGCCTCGTACCACAACCAAAATGCGGAGATTCTCGCGTTACATAAGTCGAGCGTTTGCAGCAGCGAAAGGAACTCGCCGGGCAGGTCTAGCCATTGTGCATCGAGTGATGGCAACCCGACGCGATCACAAGGCGGCAATTTGCTTTTCGGTATTTCAATCGGGGTTAGTTGCGGTACCCGGATTATTTCGAGTTCGGTTATAGGTGGCAACTGCGTCGCGCATCCCGACAAGCTGACCAGAAGCAACGCGCTCACCAGCACAGAAAAAGTCATCGTCTTCGATTTCATTTGTCGCAGCCTCCAACGCAGCCAATTGTTCCTCGTGTTCTATTTCCTTCGCAAGAATGGCCGCAGCGATTTCCTTTTCAGCAGCCCGCGTGTTATCCAGGCGTAGTTTTTCCCCGGTTGCAAGATCTGTTTGGATACGCACGAGTTCGGCAGTGATCTCAACGTTGTGATCGTTCGCATCGCGAAGCGCCTGATTTTCGCACTCAAGCACGGCTGTTGCGTTTTTTTCCCAAGCCGCCCTGAGCAAATATCCGGTGAGTGCATTCGAAGCGAACAATCCGATTAAAATATAAACCAAAACAGGCCCGGACAATCGACCGACCAACCCTGCAAGCGTTCCAATCATGCGTGTGTGACGCCGCTTTGCAAGATTCCGAGTTTCAAGATATTCGCAGTTGTCGCAATCCCGACAACGGTCGTGAAGTTACCGACAGCAGCATCGGCCTCCGGTGCAAGCGCACCGGGTGCAGCGCCGATAATGTACGTTTGGCCGATTGCGAGAATCGCGCCCATGTCGATTGTGCCGGTAATTCCATACTCGACAGGCTGCAATGCAGCCGCATCATTCAAGGCAACGCCGACGCAAGCAGCATCAGCGACTGCCTGATCCTTTTCGCAAAGTTCGAGTTCACCATCAGTCGCCTTGAAAAGCGAATCGCCAGCGGTGATCGCTTCGCCCGCAATTCCGCGCTTGGTAACCAGGTCCAGTCCCGGTTTGACGTTGGCGGGAACAACTACTAAGTCGACCATCTTATTTCCTCGTCCATTTCAATTCAGAGCAATCGTCTGACGCTCAAGATTCTCGATATGTCGTAGCTCGAAATTCTAACACTATTCGATTGGTTTCCGCCAAGCAGTTGCACGAAGTGCCCTGCTTGTCCCGCGTAGAACCCCACATGGCCCGGTGCGGTCGTGTTCTCGATTCCTGGCTGATCGCCCGATCCGCGCTGTAGCACAACGATATCGAACCCGGCCTGTGCATTCGGTAATCCGACTTCCTTTCCAACCGTCAGCCAGGATCGTGCGAGCAGACTTTTCGACCGGGGCAGGCGCAGCAGTTTGCAAATGTAATTGACGAATGCAGAACACCACGGCACCTCGTCATTCTGCGGCCAGTTGTTATCGAGTTTCAACATCGCAAGAATCTGCGGGTTGTCCATCGCACCGCCGACTTCGTCCGTGCCGACGAACACCTGTGCAATATCAAATGCCGTGACGTTCATCATATATCAGGCTCAACAGTGCAGCCTTCGGTTCGGTGACAGTTAATTTTTGTATCGAGTTCCCTGATCTCCGATTCGATTTCATCAACGTCCTCTGCCGCGTTCCCATCTTCGGGGTTTCTCCGCACATCGCGCTTCGCCTCGCGCAATTCACTCTGCAATGCAGACTTTCGAATGTTCAGAATTTGTACGGCGGTGCTGGTTTGGTACGTGTCGATTTTTTTCTCGAGCCGATTCAAGTCGACAGTGAACAACGGTCGCCCGATTCCGGAGGCCGGCCACACCACGACGATTATCGTAAGCAGCGTCCCGATGCTCATGCCGATGAAAGTGTTCTTGGTGATTTCGTGCCCTGCGATCTTCGCCACTTGCAAGCCTGCCTTTTCTATTTAGGTGTACCGACAACAGCATGAACGTGATTGATTCCGTTGTCCAACTCGGCACCGCCATTGTAACGAATACGGGTGGTGATGACCGCCTTAAGCTCGGTGTCGTCGAGTGGCTCGATATATTCAACCGTTCGGTTGGTGCTGATAAAGTGCCACACGTCAAGCGCATCACCACCAGTGGGTGCGTCGTCGACAATATCTTTACTGAACTTCACTGCGTACAGACCATCATTCAAATGATTCGGCATGATCCAGTCGGTTGCAGCTTGCAATTGCGTTTGCCTTACACCCTCGGTTTTTTCGATTGTTCCGTCCACACGAATCCGTAAAATCGCTATTGCAGTGTTGCCATTTTCAACTGCATGGTGAATATTGTCGCGACCAGTGACGGTAACAACTGGCACAAGTACCAATCTTTGAATGATGCTGCAGAGCAATAAGCCCACTAGCTAAAATTCTCTGCAAACGTGCCAATCAAAGTTGTTTTGGCGTCGCGTGAGCGAAGGTTAATCAGGAATCGGCCATTGGCAACATTCAAATTCGGTGCGATGCCCTCCGGCCAGCCAACGGTCCCGGCGATAGCCGTATCCCACGCAATCGTGCGTGGCGTTACGCCCTGTGTAACCTCGATTTCCAATTGACCGAGTCGACTCGTAGCGGGCCAGTTGGTGATCGTCAATGTCGTGATGCTTGCAGCATCCAGATTCAACAATACCGACTGACCTGTAGTGTAATTGATCGTCGTACTCGCAACACCCGTCACCACCTGGTGCCTGACTGCAAAATCATCCATCAATGCGCGGATAATAGAATTGTCCTGCCAGTTCCAATTATTGGCTATATTCGCAGACGCAGTTCTATCAAGAAGATTCGCTTCGAGGATGCCTCCATAACTGGTGCCAGTTATTGCATCGAAATCTGCGTCGGTGGAACCAGCGATGAGACTCGTGATGTTGGTCATAGTAACCGTACCAGCAGTTATAGCTTTCAAGTCAATATCGCCACCATTAGGCACTGAAAGATCAAGTTGATTTGGTGTTGCACTCGTGGCCCCCCAGCCACGAATAGTTGGATTCAATGAGTTGTCAAAACTGTTACCGAAAATTATAATTAAATTCTGGTCATCGGCACCGGCACGGAAAGAGGCGTTACCCGTACTTGGGCTACTAACAATCCCGGCAGTGTTTAAAAACTGCCATATTCCAAATACATTTTCATTGGCCGATTTGTTGAGTAAATTTGCGTCGGCAATGCCATCGTGCAAATGACCAAGCATCGAATACGCAGCGTCGCCCTCGGCCGGCGTCAGGAAAAGCGCGTCGCCCTCGGCCGGCGTCAGGAAAAGCGCGTCGCCCTCGGCCGGCGTCAGGAAAAGCGCGTCGCCCTCGGCCGGCGTCAGGAAAAACCCATCGTAATCGGCCTGCAAAGGAACGACCGCGCCAGTGCGACCATTGAACGAATCGACAGGGCCGCTGTTGATTACCCATGTGCCATCGCCTTGTAAAACCTTCGCGGCATCTGCGGCAGGGGCATCCGGAACCAGCCCGGCGCTCAGAATGGTATCTACCACGTTATCGCCGAATTTTGGCGAGGTCGGATAAATAAAAATCGAGTCGATGCGCAGCGTGTCCAGCGTGCTCGTCGCGGGCCAGTCGCTGAGAAAGAACCTGTAGAACTGCGACGCGTCCGACTCGGGCACGTGGAAGAACAGCGACACAGTCAGAAACGCCGCAGTGGAGCGCGCTAAGATTTTCTTTGTGGAGCCGAACTTATTCCGGGTTCCACCCGTCTCGGCGGAGAAGCCCTCGACGCCAATTTCCAGCTCATGCTTGTCGAAGAAGGTATTGGTCTGCGTCTTGTAGGTGATGCGGAACTCATAATTGCCCGCGTTGATTCGGTGTCTGCGCAGGCCGATTAGCGCGGAGCGCGAGCCCGTGCCACCCGACGAGATTATATCAACGGCATTCGAGCCATTAGTCCCTGCGCCGACGATCAGGGACACGGAGCCGGTCTGCGTCGGGCCGGTGCCCGGCTTAACGTCTGTGGTCCAAAACCCTCCGGCGAAGGCCGCAGCGGACTTGTCGAAGTCCGGATCGATCAGGATATTGGTGGCCGGAGCTCGCGGTGCAGCGGTTGCGGTTGTCGTGCTGGTATCAGGCTCGAACCTGCTGACATTTTTATCAGCACCACGCGTGCGCATCCAATAGAAGCGCCTCCTCGGATTTTCCCTCAATATTTCTCTGTACGGCGGTGCAGCAATCCTACTGATAATTACAGCGGTTGAGCGAACATTAGTATCGCTCGCGTGTATTTCGATTCCCCTAACCAGGGCTGACTCAGGAATCGTACACGACAATTGAACTCCTTCAAACACGGGCGTCGCGATCAATGATATCGGTGGCGGCACTATCTCGTGTTGGTCGTCAGTGGGGGTCACATCACAAGGCAAGAATGAAATCCGAAAGTTCACGCCCGACTGATCGAACCCACTGATGCGATCAGCCATGAACGGCGCCATGTTTCTCAACGGTGCATTTTGTTGGACAAGACTGCGATGCTGACTCGGACCATCCAAAAGCGGTAACGCAAACTGCGCAGGCACATCACCAGTGAGTGCAAAAAAGTGCCCCGCCAAATCAGGGAATGTCTGCCCGGAACCATCTATCAGCCACAACATTGCACCGGGCGAGCCAGCACCACCAGCACCGCCATAGGTATGAAAGATCGGATTACTTGAGATGAAAAACGTAGTGGGTTGTATCGAATCAGCCCCGTCCAGACGAATTTCGCCAGCTATGCCGAAGTCTCCACCTCGACAAACAACGCAAAGTGCAGCACCACCAGCACCACCAGAACCGCCAGCACTTTTCATGTGCGTACGTCCGGCCAGACCTATTTTTAATCCTGCCCTCTGTCCGAACGCTCCGCCGCCGCCGCGCATATCGGTTGGTATGCCGATGATCGAACCATTGCCGGCGTCGTCAACCTCAAGGATTAGGTTCGGGAATGAATCGAAACGCCCTTGCGTAAAATATCCCGTAGTCACCCACACCCAACTAGGCTCCCCGCCATCGTCGGGCTGCCGGATCAACAAGCCACCGTGCGTCTTGCTATTTCCAATGAATCCCTGTACGCCAAAATTCTCTTTGTTGCGAAAATAGTAGTGCTCATTTACCAGGAAAGTATCGACGCCCGAAATATGGCCTTGCCCCGTGCCGATGATCGAACCATTGATGGTCAAAAAACCTTTAACGCGGAGTTGCACATTCTGTTCAATGTTCAGAGTCGTGGTCGAGCTGATCGTAAGCGGCGCAGCGTGATAGAAAATCGCGCCCGCAGCATTCATGTCGGCATCACCGACCAGAGTGAATGTTCCGGCATTGGTCACATTGCCTGTCATCAATCCCAGCACACCCGACAGCGCAGTGCCTTCCTGTGAATAAAAAGCATCGGGTAGACAAATAGTGGCCGTGATCGGTGGAATCTCGTCGGCACGTTCTGAACTGCCGAACAATTTCAGCTTGACGCCTTTGAGCCAATCGACGGTCATTCCATGCACGACCATTGTCCGAACCAGGTTGCTCCCGGCCTGGCTGTAATCTCGAATATTCGACAAGTTCACCCGAACGGCATCGCCCACTTCAAGCGGGTTCATCAGGTGGAAACCATTTATATCCAGGCGTAAGGGAGGCCCTGTATACATATCGCGCAGCGAAGTAAGCAACTGCCGCAAAACCTGTTCGGTAAATCGAGTACCGACCAGACCACGGAATGACATTCGCTTTTCGAGAGCCTGTCCGTGTTTCGCAATCGACAGAGAATCAACAATGATGGTCGAGCGAATATATCGATCACCATTCCAGTTCCAATCGACACGCAGATTGTTTTGCATCGATCCCATATCGTGCCGTAGATTGCCCGATCCAATCACATTGCTGTTGTTGATCTCGAACTGGTACGGTGAATCGGACAGGGAAGGCACCATGCGTTTCAAGCCGAGCTGACCGTCTGCATAAACGGGCGAGAACAACCCAAGCAGCAAATAAAGTTCTGTCTCTAAAAACGTCTTGGCATCCTGTTTTTCAATGCCATCGAATCGCAGAATTACCCCAGCCGTGTCGTCGGTCGGCACCCACAGATCGTCGCCAATTGCCTTGAAGTCAGCCAATCGAACGAACGCTGTCGGAACGGCAGCGTGCCAACTGCCGGGCAACACATTAGCGGTCCCTTCAATGACCCCGGTCAGGACCGCGTAGGCCAGTTTGACAGCCGGTAATTCGAGGTAGACGTACTCCTCCACCTTCGGTCGGCGGTCGCTAGCCGACGCGAGATTGACTTCGACAGCCTGCGCAGTGGTCTGCAATGCTCCACGAGTAACATTCGTAAAACTGTTCCCGACAATATCCGCGGTCGGGCAGCTAATGATTTCCTTTGTCGAATCGATCCGAATGTAAATTACATCGAGGCCCGGAGCATCCGAATAACTCGTGCCATGCACGTTGCCCTCGAATCCGGACAAATCGAGCACTGGAATAGTGGTCGCTGCTTCTGCGATCGACGCGGTAAGGTAGGTCTGCGCAAGTTTGAAAATTTGTTTTTTTATGGTCCGCTGAATATCCGTGCACTTGATTGAGTATTTGCCTTCCTTTGTCTCAACAGCCTGAATGACCTGGGTCTGAAAAAGCACGAAGTTATCGAAGTCGGGATTGTCGCCGGTGCTTGTGCCATCAAGAATACCCGCACCATCCTGCTCGCTCTTGTAGCCGACAAAGAACTGCACCGTGCGACCACGCAGGCCGATATTGTTTGTTGTTAGCTGGGTTCGAACGACATTGGTAAACGCGTTCGCAAGGTCAACAATATCGAACGACATTGAGCCGATAGTCGCATTGGCACGATCCGGGTTCAACGTTTGGCTCGTGGCACTGATTTCAACGATCGCGTTCTGTATTACGGCAAGCGCAGTCGGCACATTCGCGATATCATCGTGCGAGCTGAGGTGCTGCAACGTGCCATCGAAATCGATGCTGACCACATAGCGCGGCTGTTTCGAGCCGTCAACATTGTCAGTGGCAAATAGTGTGTTATCAGCTCTCACGGATCACGAATGCGTAGCGGTGAAATTTCTTGGCCTGTTCGGATTCCGGATATGATTTCGACACCATCAAACAAGAAACAGGATTGTCGGGCACAGCGATCGAGCCGTACCGATCAAACGTAAACAGTTCGGCATTCTCGACCGATGCCATAAACTCAAGCAGTCGCGCCTCGTCCAGGTTACGCGGTTCAATCGATTGCGACTGACAGGAATAATGCTTCTCGCTTCGCAGCAATATCGATTCGACCGAACCACTGAGCGATGTATTTTGTCGTACCTGCGCACGTCGCGTCAGTCGCCTTGACAGTAACCGAAAGTCACGAGTGACCAGCTCAAGGTTCGATGTTCCGGGCGACAATTCTCGCCTCGCTGTGTAAATAAAAATGCTCATCCGTTTACCCCCGCGAGTAATTCTGCATTGCGTCCCTGTCCAGAGACAATAATGACGTCGCGATTTTCCGATGCCTCGCGCAGCGCATCAGCCAATGCGTCGATAGCATCCGGTGTGATGCCGAACAGATTCGGGAATATCAACTGCACGACTCCTTGCTGTTGTACTGCCGCGCCGCCAGAGTCAGGGGCAGGGTCATTCGCCGCGTCAGAGCCGCTGAAGTCTCCTGTACCGAATCCTCCACCTCCGCCCAATCCACCCAGACCACCGCCACCGCCAACACCGCCAACGCCCGTTAGCGCAGTCGCGGCAATCAACCCGGCTTGTGCAGCGCCAAAGGCAATAATGGCAGCCGCAGCAGGAGGTCCGGCAATCGGACCGAGGTCTGCCAGTGCTTTCATCGAAGCCGCCGCCGTGTTTTGAATCACCCTGGCAATCGCAAGGCCCTTTTCGACAAGGAACAGTGCGCGAGCGACGGTTTTATTTTTTCCTACCAACACCTGCAAGATTTGTATACTGGCCTGCGCGGTGGCCTGTCGCAACTGTATTGTTTGTTGCGCGGCTCGCTCTTCTAATTTCCTTTGCGCATTCAATGCGACTCGTTGTTCACGGGCCTCGTCGGCCAAGATTTTTTTCAGTTCTTTCGCGCGATCAAGCTGCAATCGAATGAAGTCTTTGTTTGCCTGTTCTTCGTTTTTTATCCGCATAAGGAGGCGCTCAGCGTCGGCTGTCTGCTCTATTTCCTGCGCCTTTATTCGGGCTTCCTCGGTTTGCGCGGCTTTCATATCCGCGATTTTTTTCTCCGCAGCCAGAATAACTTGCGCGCGGCGATCCTGCTCAACCTGAACTTCAACCAGACGCGCTTCGGCGGCTTCTTTTTCACGTAGTAGTAATGCCTCCTCCCGTTTTATTATGCCCACGAATGGCGATCCGACGTTCGCTATGATTATTCCCTGCCTCGCGATTTTGCGAATCTTTTCAAGCACATCTTCGAGGTCAGCAATCTCGTCCAGTTGCACTTCAACGCGCACGGCAAGTTCGATGCCGCTCAAACCGCGAACATCATTTTCCACAAGCCCAAGCTGCTCGAACAGCAGCGCCATCGCAGGAATGAAATCACGACGCAAAGTAACAACAAAATTAGTAAGCCCCTCATTGGCATCTTTCATGCCCGGAGCGAATCGCCGCGCCAGATCGAAACTAAGCCCTTTCACTGATTCCTGTAAGTCGGTGAATGCATCGTTGGCTTCCTCGATGCTGGCCGCATCAACAGCCGATATTGCAGTGCCGAATCGTTTTGTCTTTTCCTCTGCTTCCTCGAAACCCGCAGCTCCTGCCTCCAATGTGCGCAGCAACGCAGCGCCCCGACCGCCGAACAACTCGTATGCCGCGAGCACTTTTTCAGATTGCGTGTTGAGGCCTTTCATGGCCTCGGCGATCTGCAGGAATTGTTCATCCGGGCTCGTCCTCGAAAGCGCCACCGCTTCTAAGCCGAGTTTTTTCAGGGTGTCAGTGGCAAGCCCGGTTCCTTCTGCGGCTTCCGCCACGACTCGCGTGACATTGATCAGCGACTTTTCGAGAGTCTTCTGCTCGATTCCGGTTTTCGCGGCAACCAATTTGAAGGCAGCAAGTTTTTCGGTGGTAATTCCGAGCAATCGAGACTGTTTCGCAAGGGCATCGATTTGTTGCAGGCCCTGACGAGTGAGTAAGGCAATTCCAGCCGCTGCGGCAGCCAGGCCAACAGTGGCGAATCGTCCGAGTTTTTGATTGACCTGGGTGAACGCGCGCTTCGTGCGATCCTGCGCCGTTAAGACTATTTCTGCTTGGTTGCGTCGAGCCATTTTTTGTGCACCGCGTATGGCGATTCGCCTTTGATTGCGAAGTATGCCATCCAGGCGCGAAATTCGGTAGCAGTCAGCCTACGAACGTAATCGAGCGATCGGCCCAGCTTTTCGGCGCACCAGTGCTGAGCGAACAGCTCCGGGTTATCCCTTATTTTTTTTTAGTTCCTCGGTGAAGGTCGAATTTTCCCCGTTCAGCGCAACAAGTACTCGCCCGATTATGTCGGACGGCTCATTGAGTAGCGCCGGTTTATCCAGCAGAGTGAAGAAGTGGTCGCCCTTTCCGTCGAGGCATTGCCGAATAATCTGCATGACATTCTGCTCGGCGTTGCTCTGGTACACGTTGTCCAGCGATATCACATCGTTAACGGTCAACGGATAGGCATACAGTAGTAGCGGTTTGCTTTGTGTGCCCCATTCCGGCACTTTGATAACGCGCACCTTTTTGTGTGCCTGGCGTTTCGCGTGTATTTTCCCGAACGCTGTTTCGTCCGGGTGAACGGGTTTCTCGTCAGTCATGGTCCCACCTCTGTTCCTCAATCTGGCCCCGCTCCGGGCTGATCTTCTATCGATGCACCGATAGCAACTCAGTGACATCGCCCCGCACCGGGGCGCTGCTCTGATGTATTAGATATTACGGCACAAGGTCGCGAACAACCGCGCCGGTTGAAATTCCATAATTGAACGATTGCGGCAAAATTTCGTCAATCGCACCCGATGTACTTCGACCTGTAATCTGCACCGTCAGGGTGATTCGCGGGTTGGCTGTCGTGTTTCCTTTCGGGAACAGAATCAGCACTCCGGTCGCGGCAGCATCCATTGATTCCTGTACCGAATCAGCCTCATCGTAATGAACCTCGATGGTTCCGGTCGCGCCGGGCAATCCGGCTTTCGCGGTCCGGTTTGTGTCACCCATTGCCGTATCGTCGAGCTGTTCGGCACTTTCCTCAAGCGACCACGACTTCAATTCGGTGATATTCGGTCCGCCGAAACTAAGTTGCCCGGAATTGCCTGTCGCTGTAGTCATGTTCGTTCCTCGTTATCGAGCGATGTCGGGTGTCCCGGCCCGCGTTCGGTAAGTGTACTGAAATTCCATTTCGATTGCACCGTGTGGCTGGTCGGCGTCCTCTCCGGTCAGTGTTGTCGTTGTCCGTTGAATGCCGTGGTAGATTTTAGCCAAATTCCCGGCTTCTGCAAGCCCATCAACTGCAATTTCAACTTCCAGCGCAATCTCGTCCAGCTCATCCTCGATTCGATCACTGATGGCAACAAGCCCATGCACAACCAGCACAAGGTCGCGCATCGATTCGTTTGGTGATTCCTCGCGCGCAGAATCCTCCTGCGGCGTATAGACGCACAGCCCCGGCAACTGCGCTTTAGCCAGCGGATACACGCGGCCCTCATACACCCGATTACCAGTAGTCGCAAGCCCCTGTAACTCAGCGAGCACAGCCTTTCGAATCTGTTGTCGAACGTGTTTAGCCATTGGCTTGCAATGTCAGCGTCGTCATTCCGAATCCGTCCGGTTCATTCGTGACCAGCGTGCCCGAAAACACCGTGCCATCCTGGCGCACGATATCGATTGGCTCGCCTTCCGCAACGTCCGCTGGAATCCTGACGGCCTGGCACATAAATACCGGGTCGGTGGTTTGCATCGGGACGGGTCCGACGCCCTCGACAAACTCGGTCCGTTCATCGAACTGGCCGGCCACGTCAACACCACGGATGGTCGCGGTTTCCGCATCATCGAAAAACGACGCGCGGTCAGCTTCGGATTCGATTGGCGGCATGGCTACTTCGTGTTAGACGCTTTCCGCTACCTTCGGCTTGCCGGTCTTTTGATTCCAGTTGCGATCCTTGCAGCGTTTTTCCCATGCTTTAACTTCCTCTGCATCCGGCTTGTAACCCGGCTTCTGCCATCGACCACAAACGCGAATCATCGGCAGTCGTACCGACTGCTTCGGTGATTTCTCTTTTGCTTTATCAGCCATTTCTCCACCTTTGTTGGAAATGGGGCGGGCAAGTAATGCCCGCCCCGTTGTCGTACTCAGAACCATCGGCCCGCGGTTACTACAGCGTATCGTTCTCGAATGCAAACGACTCCGGATGTCGCACGGCAAAGTCAGTCGTCCAGAAAGCGATCACTCGCGTATTCCCTCGTGCAGAAAGCGTGAACGGATCAATCAGAACATCCAGACCGCCCCACGCGCCTTGCAGCAAGTCAGACCAGTTGGCGAAGAAAACATCACCATCGGTAATCTGATTTGACACTTCGGTGCGGTGACCGTTGAGCGTGTTCCCCTGTTCCCAAATGAACTGTGCCGTGGCCGCGACCTTTTCCGCCGATTTCAAGCTGCCGCGCATTCCGGTATCGACTGCATACGCAAGCGATGCCGTTAATGCATTGGCCTGAGCAACCACCGTCTCAAGCGAGATGACCTCGGCAAAAGTCGGAACCGCTGCGGCGAATGTTCCCGGCGCACCGATACCTGCCGTGTTCGCGACTCCAGTTGGCTCACCGCCAGCGCCAGTGCCGTACAGCCCTGCTGTGTCAATTGCAATCGCGAGCACGGTAGCGATATCGCTTCGCACCAATGCCTCAATTGCAACACTCGATTGCAACAGCAACTGCCGTGTGAAAATCGACAGAGCACCGACATTACGCGGCACCAACGTGACCTGATCTAAGGTCTGTGTTGCCTCGGTGATATCCGTTTCGTCGGTCGCAAGCCAAAAGTGCGTACCACCGCCCGACAGTCTCGGAATGGCAACGTCGCCATCAAGCCCATTGAGCATCGTCACACCGAGCGCAGACAGGATCATGCGGTTTCGCAACAGATCGATGAACGACCCGTCAAGCAGGTCCTCAGCAATCATTGACGCTCCCGCGACGGCCTGTGTCAATACACGAGTCTGCATCAACTCCTGGATGGCACGAACAGCCCTCCAATCCCGACCCGCATCGTAGTTTTGGTAGAGCAGAATGTCATTCGGGATAATCAGGCCCCGCTGCTTCCGGTTGCCTTTCTTGGCTTCCTCACTAGCAACCCGGCAAACTTCCAGCTCGAACGATGCTTCTTTGACGAATTCAGGCTGGTCGTGGCCATACGTGCGCGCACGAATCAGTCGCAGGAACTGAAATCGCTTGATTTCTTTTCCGGTGAGGCCGATATTTACGTCCTCGTCAGATCGTGTCTCCGGCGTGTAGCGTTGTGCGCCTGGTAGTGCATCGAGCAGCGCAGCATTGAACTCGGCAAGTGATTTATTTTCGGCAATACACTTCGTTGCCAACTCCATTTGGCCATACTTCGCGCCGACTTCCGTAATCAATTTGATTCGAAGCTGTTCCGCAGCGCGGACTTCGTCGGCGTTGACCGCTTTCGGAATAGCGGCGACAACAGGAGCAGCAGCGCCGGCAACAAACAGCGTACCATCCTCTCGCTTCGCAGTTCCCGCGGCAATCGCAGCGCGATCCTCGTTTGTCTCGGCAACGGGGTTGCCGTTCGTGTCGAATTTCATAGTCGTAGTTTCCTTTGCAGGTAAATCAATAGTGATTGTATCGTGATGCCCTTCATCTCCGTTACGCCATTCGCGGGCCTCCCGACCCACTCCGACGCCGATATCAGCGGGCATCGACACCAGCGAGATTTCGAACGGTTCCCAATCGGTTGCCCGATAAACGTCTGGTTCGTCGTCGCTGCTTTCTTCGAGTTTCATTCGGTGAATTTGATAGCCCACGCTAACAGCCTTCCGAATGCCGTCCTCGATATCCTGCAAAATCGCGTCACGGCCGGCCCCCTGACCAAACCGCACTACCGCGCGTCCAACACGGTCACTATCGATCTTCGCAGACTGAACTGTTCCGATATGTTCTCGGCCATCATGGTTTAAAAGCAGTGGTCCGGTTTCGCGCAACCGTTTCATCCGGACAGACTCTTTGCCATGATCTAAAATTTCTTCACCAAACCATCGCGTCACAGGTTCTTCACTCGAAAACGCGAGGTTCACGGTCCTCGCATCCATATCGACGCTTTCCCGATCAAAGAACGCCACTCGCCGAAGCGTCGTTGTACGGATTTTTCGATCAGTTTTCTGTTTCACCTTGTCAGGCATGGTTTACTTTCCCTGTTCGGCCAATTCGTCAACGGCTAATTCAAGCACCGTGATACGGTCCTCGGCCGAATTTGAGCCGAGTGTAGCATCTACCTGTGCACCGTCAATGCCGAGCGTGGTCATTAGCTCATTCTCTGTAGCGATTTCCTGAAAAACTTCCGTAGGCTGGCGCCCGCGTTTTCGGATGCGCTCGGATCGACTCATGGTTAAATCTTGCTGTTGGAAGCGATCGGCAGTCGTGTCTTTTAGCGGATCAATCCAATCCCAACGGCGAGGTTGCCACTCGTGTTCCAGAAACTTCGCAAAGCGCTCAAACGGTAACGGCACGCCATTCCGATTCGTAATCGCCCGCGACTGTAAGCCAGTCTCAAGCCAGTTTGCGAATATCCGGTCAAATGCTTCCTCGATCAGCCACTGTTGCAGGCCCATCCACACGGCACGCTCGCTCAATGCGCCCTGGCGCAGACTTCCAAAACTGACGCCTTCGAGGTCCTGTGCGAATTGGTTATATGACTCTCCGAGTGCGGCAGCGATGCCGCGCAAATTAACCTTCACAAAGTCGCCGAATATCGCGTTCGGGTGATCCGGATTGAAACCAGTAAACACCTGTCCCTTTTTCAGTCGCCCGATCAATCCCGGCTCGAACTCCTCGATCAGATAATCGTCATCGGAGTCGTCTTCGTCATCGTCGCCAGTATATCCGGTTCCATCGTCGCCATCAGTGATAAAGCCCATCTTGCTCGCACCGCCGCGGGCAGATACGAGTTCGGCTTCCTCATACTTATTTAGTTGATTGAAGCGAAGCAGCGCAGGGTGAATCCACGGCACGCCACGAGTCTGCCAGATGCCATCGTTCAGAAACAGGTGAATGATTTCATTGCCAGGCACTCGAATATATTTACGCCCGGTCGCAGCGTTTATGAAAAATTCGACATCCCGTTCGCTGGCGAGCACATGATAGGCAACCGGGAATCGGTTAGCGTCATATTCGACGCCCATTCGAACAACATTGCCAGCAGCAACATTGACGCCGGTCACGCTGCCAGAATTTTGCTCCGTGTTCACGTTCACATCGATGCTGCCCGGTTCCATTAGCCGCAACGAGTAACGGTACGGGTTGAATCTCTCGCCCTTGCGCTCCCAAATAAAAACTTCGCCGTCCTGGGCGGCAGAGCGAATCACCAGTTTGCAAAAGTTCTTGAATCCCATGCCCGACACCTCCGGGCGCATTTCTTTTGACTGCCAAATTTTCCAGTGCCGCTCGATACTGTTTTTCGCCTCAACATCGACAACGGTGTCAGTGTCCATCGGTTTACTGATTAGCTGGAAGCCCTGAGCTCCTACTACATTTTCCTGCAGGTCGCGCAAGAATCCTTTGTAGTAGCCATTGTTTTGTGCTTCCTCGCGAGACCGGGCGCGGAGCACAGTCAAGCCACCCCGAATGTCGGTGTCGATCAGGGCGGGTTGTGTGATCCAGCCCTGTTGCAATCGCCCAATCTGCGCAGCCGCGTACTTCCGCGCAGCGCGGCCCGCGGTTTTCTTACTGACCGGGATTAGCTTTTTCAATCGATCAAGGAATCGCACTGCTGAACCTCGCACGGACGTTGGCGTGTGATTTCCCGCCCGACTTTCTGCGGGCCTTTTGTCGTTCGTCGCGTACCTCTACACGCAATTGCCCCCGCCATTCGTTCAACTCATCGATTGAATACCTCGACAATGCCCGACCATTCAGCGAGTAGCTGGTCTGGTCCTTCGTCGCCTTGCCTTTCAGCAACGCCTCGATGGCCGCCAATGCGATTGCAGCGTAACTGCGCCGATCCACTGCGACTGTGTCGGCAGACAAGTCCGGGTCCACATCGAGTATGCCGCTTTCGAGCGTGAACGTGCTTGTGCCATCAGCGACTTTTTTAGTCCAGTCGTAGTGTCCTTCGTTGAGCGAGGTCGTATCGATAGTGATGCGATGATCATCAACAACGGCAGCGTGTGTGCTGGCGAACTGCCCGTCTTTACTGGTAAAGCTGTAGGTCACGACCCAAGATGCGCTCGCAGGGAACTCGTCGAGCGTTTCATCCCATGTAATCGTATCTCCGATGGTGATTCGGCGGGGTAACTCA